ATGCGGTGCAGCCAGATCACGAGCGTCGATATCGGCCGGTTCGCGACCGAATTGAAGGATGGCTGGCTGCCGGAAGGAGAGGATGATTCCGATATCGAGGAAGATGGGGAACATCAGGTGAAGCTGCGGCAGCCGCAGACGGTCGGCAATTACATGGCGCATCTCGGCTCAATCTTCGCTGTCGCGCGGCCGATGTGGGGTTTCCAGCTGGATAAGGGTGCCTTCGAGGATGCGGTTACGGTCACCAAGCGCCTCGGTGTGACCAGTCGAAGCAAGGAGCGCGACAAGCGGCCGACGATCGCCGATCTCGACCGGCTGCTCGACTACTTCACCGAGAAGAGGATCAAGGCGCCACAGGCGTTGCCAATGGACAAGGTGATCCTGTTCGCGATCTTTTCGACCCGCCGGCAGGAAGAGATTACGTCTATCCGTTGGGATGATTTCGAGGACGATCATATGCGGGTGCTGGTCCGCGACATGAAGCATCCAGGTGAGAAGGTCGGCAACAACACCTGGTGCACTCTGACGCCCGAGGCGATGGCGTTGATCAAAGCCATGCCGAAAACTGGCGAGCGGATTTTCCCCTATAATTCAGGGACGATTTCCAAGAATTTCACCGACGCCTGTAAGCTGCTGGGCATCGAGGATCTGCATTTCCACGATCTTCGCCATGACGGGATTTCCCGGCTCTTCGAGATTGGTTGGGATATTCCAAGAGCGTCGACGGTCTCAGCGCATCGGTCGTGGAACAGCTTGAAGCGCTATACCCATATCCGGCAGACTGGCGATAAATATAGTGGATGGAAATGGTTGCCCGGATGACGCCACTTTTTCTGCCGCCTCCTCTGTTGTACTCCTAGCGCGAGGAAACGGGAGAATTCTAAACCTATGGGCGACCTGGTGCCTGGGGATGACGGATTGCCAGCAGAAGACGTTGGAATCTGGGCGAGGGAAAAGCACGAATATCTCTGTCGATACGTGGATATAACACGTGGCGCACGTGCGAAGTTCATTGGACCCTTCAAGGCCGGCGCGACATATATTGACTTGTTCTGTGGGCCGGGGCGGGCACGGGTTCGCGACGGAGAATTCATCGACGGTAGTTGTGTTGCTGCGTGGAAGAAAAGCGTAGAGGGAGGGGCCCCTTTTTCTACCGTCTTTATTGGCGACCGCGATGAAGCCCGGCTCGAAGCGGCTACCAAGCGGCTTAAGGACGCGGGCGCTCCCGTGGTTGCTTTCCTCGGGCCGGCTGTCGAGACAGTCAAGAAGCTGATCACACGGCTAGAGCCGAACGGGCTCCATTTCGCATTTCTCGACCCTTACAGTCTGGGCGTTCTGGATTTCGACATCTTCAAAACTCTCACTCAACGAAAGCGTATGGATATCCTTGTCCATCTCAGTAAAATGGACCTCCAAAGAAATCTGGGTAGGAACATCAGATCAGTTACGTCAGCTTTCGATGCCTTCGCACCGGGATGGCGCAGTGTTATCGACGCAGATCAAGGTCAGCAGAGTATCAGGGTTGAGCTCATAAACTACTGGAAGTCGCTCGTTGGCAACCTGGGGATTGATGCCTCGCCCGAAATGAAGCTTCTAAAAGGCGAGCAGGATCAGCATCTGTATTGGCTTTTGCTTGTAGCGAGCCATCGGTTGGCTCATCAATTCTGGAAAGTCGCAGCTAAGACAGACAAGCAGGGTAGCTTTGAGTTTTAAGCTGCGATTGCCGGCATCTCGTCCCAGGTTCGCCCGCGATAAGACCGACCCGCCGCCTTTTTATTTGTTCCACCCCACTGCTTGAAGAAGAAGGCGGAGCGGGTAGCCGAGCACATGTCAAAAATCTCGTCGATCCACAGCGGGTTCAAAGGTCGGGCCTGAGGTCCGGATTCTCCGCCCACGATCGCCCATTGAATACCATCAAGCCTTCCACCTGCCACAGACCCGATAAGGGGCTCGAAGGAAACAAACCGTACGGCGGCTGGCACTCGGCGCAGATCGTCCAGACGGCCGAGAACTCGGCTGTCTTCGACGCTCGTCCCAAGCCAAACGTTTGGGAGGACATTGAAGCCGGACCCAAGGATATCGGCCATGCGGTCTGGTCGCTTAGTGAGGATCTGGTATGTGTGTCTTTTCGTGCCCTGCATGGCTGTCCAGACTTTGCGTATGAACTCTACCGGTACATCCGGGTGAAAAAGATCGGACATCGAATTAACGAAAACATTGCGAGGTCTCGACCAAGTCGAAGGGACCGAGAGTGCCTTCTCGTCGAGGTAAAGCGAGCCTGTCCACTTAGCTCGGCCGCCGGACTTCCTCGTTAGGCCCTTATATTTTTCAACACCCATGGCTTCCAAGCGAGCGGCCATTCGCATCGCATAGCAGTTCGTGCAGCCAGCGCTCATCACAGAGCAACCAGCTACAGGGTTCCACGTCGCATCGGTCCATTCGATAGATGTTTCTGCCATTGGTTGATCCTGCATGAATAAGGTTAACGACAGTCAAATTCCGTCAGCGATGTAGTTGCCGGAATTCTTTGAGCGCGGCTTCACGGCGGTTATCGAGATAATCTGCCAGGTCCTGAAGGTAGATACCCTTCTGACATTTTTGAGACGTTTCGGCACGAATGACCGGAATTGCGATTTCGCCAGCCGTCACTTTCCGCAGAAATTTGTCGGGCGTCAGATGATTGAAGTAGTCATTACAAACGTCTTCGACGGGGATGACGGCTTTTCCGCCATACTGTGCAAACAGCAGAAAAGCCGTCGAAAAGTGCTGATCTGTAGTGGCGTTTACCCTCATTGGCTCACCTCGACTGCTATCTCCATCCTCTTCGTGGGCGATGGGGTCCAGTCAGAAATAATATCAAATTCTTGAAAGTTGGCCTCGCCAGACGGTGCTACGGTGCTCTCGTCTTCCGGGGGGCGTACCCGGGGGATACCTCGACCAGAGGCCAAGGAGTGGTCGCTGCCTTGGGAAACTGGGGCAGCGACACCGTCCTCCTGCTCGGCAAGCCAGTTGGCTAAGCGAGACAGAGCAATTGTAAACTCGTGTTTCGGGACGCCATAGAGAAGCGCCTGTGCTTCGGCTTGGCTGACAGCAATGCTACCTGCCAAAAGCTTTGCGGGCGGCACGGGTTCTGCTAAATCAGCGGATGGCGACCCATAGCACAGGGGAAGAGCGCCAGTCGTTGTGCTGGAGGCCTCCGGTCGAGACGGAGTGGGTTCGCCACCCATCACAAGGGGCTGGGGCGATGGGGTGGTCTTGCCAACGTAAGCATTCGCCAGATTTGCCAGCGCTTGCAGCTGCTTATTGTCGGACTTCAATATGAAGATATCGAAGTTGTGATTGAAGCGCTCCCACTTGTCGTCGCCAGACCTTCCGGGCTGAATGATGCCGGATTCTTCAAGCGTCTGCCGGTCGGTGTTAGTGAAGAAGTAGGCAAGGTTGGTAAGTAGCTCCGGATTGAAGGTCATGGGGCGTCGTCCTCCCCGCAACCAGCGCCGATCGTCTCGCCGTTCTTCCCTGCGGTGAATAGCTTCCAATGCCGCCAGCCGCGCGGGCAGTGAAAGCCCCACTCACGGATGCGCGGGCCGGTGATGAAGACGGTCCAGCACGGTCCGTCATGAAGTTCGATGCGATGCGCGTCCGAAGCGTAGCGGAACCTCATCTGACCAGCGTCGCGAACGGTCCGCACATTGATGCCGCCAGCATCAATGGTGTGCTCGGTGTAGGTGCCGCGCAGCAGGATCGACAGGTTCCACCACGGATGATCGTGAAGAGCTCGGTCGTCGTCAGAGCGCTGGAAGTGATGCAGGTAGACGTTGAACCACTTGTTGCGCGGGATCAGCCACCAGCGGGCAAGATAGGTATCTTCCCTTCCGCCGATGTAGAGGTCAGCATCGCGTCTGTCGGCGATGGCACACAGCCGCGGAGCGAGGGCCATCGTAACGAGCTTGGCAAAGACGCTCATGCCTGCACCTCTACGGGCTCGCTATAGCCGGGCAGCGGTGAGCGGATCGGCTTGCTCATGTGCTTGGCGCGGATCTTGGAGATCATCTCCGGCGTGTTGATGCGCCGCAGCTCGATCTCGCCCTCGGTCAGCATGCTCGCCGGCGTCGCGGTGCAGAGCGCCGCCAGCGTGAGCATGACGCCCCCGACTTCTTGGCCGGGGTCGCCGGCCGGCCGGTTGAAGACGTAATCGACGAGCTGGTGTGCTTCGTCGCGGGTGCAGCCGATAGCCTGCGACAGCTCGAGCGATTCTTCGAGGAAGCGGTGACCGCGCTCGCGGCGATCGGCTGCGACCTCAGACCCGAAGCATTCGAGCATCCAGGCGTGAACGCGAAACTGAAATTCGGACATGTCGTTCATGGTGGTGTCCTCACACGCGCATCGGCATAAGCACGATCAGGTTTTCGGGATGGGCTCCGGGATTTCGGAGCACGGTCGGACTGCCGTGATCGGTCAGGTTCATCAGGACGTTGTCGCCATCCAGGTTGGCGAGGATCTCGTTGACGTACTTTGCGTTGAAGCCGATCTCGATTTCAGCATCGCCGTCGTATGAGAGTTCGTCGTTGGCTTCGCCCGCGTCGGGGTTGATGACCTGCAGCTGCAGCTGGCCGCCTGCGAAGTTGAATTTGACGCCCCGGCCCTTGTCGCCGCTGACCGTCGAAACGCGATCGACGGAAGCCGTCAGGGAGCCGGCGGCGATGGTGACCGCCATCGGCCCTTCCTGCGGAATAACCCGGCGGTAATCAGGGAAGGTGCCGTCGACGAGCTTGGAGGTGATGACGCCGGCGCCATAGGAGACCCGCACCAGGCTCTCCGAATATTCGATGCTGATATCTCCGGTCTTCGGGACCACCTTCTCGATGACCTTGACTGACTGGCGGGGAATGATGATGCCGGGCATCTCCGGGTTGCTCTCGGCGGCGACAAAGCGTTTCGACAGGCGATGGCCGTCAGTCGCAACAAGAATGACTCCCTGATGTTCGGCCTCGGCTGATGTCGGATGCAGATAAACACCGTTGAGGTAGAAGCGTGTCTCTTCTGTCGACATTGCGAAGCCGCAGGCAGACAGCGCGGCGGCGAGATCGGCGGCCGGGATGGTAAGCTTATGTGGAAGCTCGCCGTTCGCTTCCCGCATGGCAGGGAAGTCGCTTGCGGGGAGAACCTGCAGATTGGATTTGAACTTGCTGGCCTTGATGGTGATGCCGTCTAGCGAGCTGCTGCGGCGGGTGACCTCGACATCGCAGCCATCGGGCAGCTTGCGGACGATATCAGCCAGGAGGCCGGCGGGAACGGTGAAAGGCTCGAAGTCGATTGCGGCATCAGCTATGAACGGCGTCGATGCTTCGATATCGAGGTTCGATAGGCGTGCATTGAGATGTCCAGACGTCGCGCCCTTCTCGATCAGGACGTTCTGCAAAATCGGAATCGTGTTGCGGCGCTCGACCACACTGGCAGTCAGTGCGAGGGCAGCCATGAGAGCGGACTTTTCAGCCATGAACATCTGCAAATCTCCGGGAAAGAGGTAGGCGGGCGGCGTCACCGCCACCCGCCGAGCGATCAGGCGGGCATCTCGGGACCGCCGGAGTAGACCGGAAGGCCGGTATCTGCGCAGGCACGTTCCATGTCGCGGATCACCTGCTCGGTGATGTAGATGTCCGGCCGGTAGAGCTGGCAGATCCACTTCAACTGGCCGCCGGCAAGGCGGTAGCGCAGCCGAACCGGGATGCGAGCAACGTCGCCGCGATAGAAGGGCGGGACCGAGAGAATGAACATGCCGGGCACGTCGATCTTGTTACCGGCTGCGTCGCGGTGCTCTTCTTCGAAGACGATCTGAGCTTCGCCGGACTGAAGCGAAACGGCGTTCTTGACCTTGGCCTCGGAGTTGATCTGCAATCCCTTGGACAGCGCGACGAGCTCATTCGGGAAGGCGACGCGGAACGAAAACTTGTGGCGCCAGTCTTCTTCCTCAAGCGTATCCGGCGCAGCGAGGTCCATGATCCGGTCTTCGATAAACTCGGCAAACTGCACCTGGGGCAGGGGATGGCCGTTGATCTCGTTCCATGCCTTCCAGCTATCGGACAGCGGAAACTCGTAATGGATGCGGTGCTTGCCGTTATCGGCGTCAGTCGCGTCCTTCGGATGATAGTCGATCACCGCCGTCAGGGACGGGTTTCTCCAATCCGTGTCGGCGAAGATCACCGAGTTTTCCGTCTTGTGCCGTTCGACCAGGTCGATAAAGCTTTCGAGCGTGGTGACTTCGGCGCTGCCGCGCTTGCGGTCCGGTGTCAGGCGCCATTCGTCGGCGAGAGCTTTGATACTGGCGGCCTTGCCGGTCTTCGGGTCGAGCAGGACCGGGAAAGCGGTCGGCAGGCCTTTGGCCTGGCCCGGCGTCGATACCGAGAAAATCTGAAACTTGCCGTCGCGCGCCAGATCGGCGATTTCCCGGACGGCAGGTGCGGTCATTTGGTCCATGATGTTGCCCCTCTATGGGTTGGAGTGAAAAGGTCAGGCGCGGTCGCGGGCTTCGCGCGGGCCGCTGAACATGTCGTGTTGCTGGGGATGCTCGGTCGAAAGCTTGCCGCCTTCGGTGATCCAGTAGGCAGACGAGCGATAGCTGCGCTTTGGGGTCTTGGCAGCGACATCGGCGTTGATCGTAATCATGCCGTTTGCGACCTCGAGCTTCAGCTTGAGACTGATCTCGCCCTTGAACTTGACCTTCGGGTTCTCGTTGCTCATGTCGAGCAACTCGCTGAAGGTGGCATCGCAGGTCTCGGTCAGGCGCTCGTTCAACTCGCCGGACTCGAGCATGCCGATGAGTGCCTGACCGTTCTGGATAAGCTTCATGATGATGTCCTCTCGGGTTATCAGCGCCACTCGGGCGCGAATGGGATGTCGTCGTCGAGATCGCGGGAGAAGTTAGCTGGCTGGCCGCTGGAGCCGCCGTGCGACTGGCTCCTGGAGGCGCGATCCTCGTCGAGGCCGTAATCTCCCGGACCCTCGCCGCCGGCGCGGTACCCGGAACCCTCGCGCTTATCCAGCATTGTGATCGTCGATCCGAAGCCCTGCAGAACGACCTCTGTCGAATAGCGGTCCTGACCCTGCTGGTCCTGCCATTTGCGGGTCTGCAGCTGCCCCTCGATGTAAAGCTTCGAGCCCTTCTTCACGTGCTGTTCGACGACTTTGCAGAGCGGCTCGGCGAAGACGACGATGCTATGCCATTCGGTTTTTTCGCGCCGCTCGCCGGAGGTCTTGTCACGCCAACTTTCGGATGTTGCGAGGCGGATCGAGGCAATTGGTCGGCCATCCTGGGTACGGCGAATCTCGGGGTCGGCGCCCACGTTGCCGATAAGGATCACCTTGTTGACAGAGCCGGCCATCAGGCGTGACCTCTCAATTCGGCCTGTCCGTCGAACCGGGCGACCATTTCCTTCATCGCGACATGCACGTCGCGCCGTTCGGCATTGGAGACGAAGCTTGCGAGCGTGGCGTTGCTGCCATCGTTTTCGAAAATGATGACGGCGAACGCCGTGTTGCCCAAGCGACGTCCGTCGATCTTTGGGCCGTTCAGTGCATCGTCGATCGCTCCGGCGATTGCATTGAGGACAGGTTTGTCTGGGTTTTCAGTGGGCATGCGTCACCGCCTTTGCGTTGGATCTCAGAAAAGTCGGATCGCGGACGAGCCGATATCCATCGAAGCGGCGACTATCGATCAGCCAGCCATGTGGACGAAGCTTGCGGCGAAGTTTGCTTATGTGCGTTTGTGCGCAGCCTTCAGCATTCTCGGGACCGCCGTCCGGATCGTCGCCGTAAAGCTCTTCCACGATTTTACTCATAAAAGTCGGCCGCCCCGTCGAGCGCACGAGCAGCTCCAGAACTTGCCTCTCTCTGCGCGGCAAACCGAGTTCGTGAGCATCCGGAAACTGACCGGTTTTCTCCGAGAAGGTATGGCCGCAAATTGAGCAGTGAGAGACAAGTGCGTTCATGGCAGACGACCTCAGTTCATCCGAGCCCGGCTGGAGACCCGCATCAGGAATTCACGCCAGGCAGTCTCCGCCTTTGCTGGCCCCCACGGGTGCAGGGCACCGGTTATTTTCGGATCGGCCAGTTTCGGGAAATCAGCCGCGGCCTTGGCGCCGAAGAGCGCTATGGCCTCGGCGCGGGCCATGCGATCGTCCATAGTCTCGACGATCTGGCACTGCCTGGCAGTCCAGCGGCTGGGCGGCAAAAGCCCTGCGGCTTCATAGATGGCCTCGCTCCACGCGGCCTTGATCTCTCCGTCTATGCGATCGAGATCGATGCCGCTCTTGAGCGACAATAGGCGCTGGGCCGGCGTGCTGCGGTCGCCCAGCAACCACTGGTGCCCGTCACGCAACAGAAACAGCGCTGCGCAAGGCTGATCTCTGGTTTCGTTCAGGATCGCTTGAGCGCCCTGAACAGCATGCTGAGCGGCGGAGAAGGCAAATCCAGCCTCGTCGCGACCGTCAAAGCGCGCCTGCTTGGACAGTGCAATTGCCATTAGTCGGAAGTCGATGACAGACGGGTCCGGAGCGCCGATATTGACGCGCAGGTTATTGCCACAGAGAGCAAAGATCGGTTTTTCGGTGAGACGGACTGCCATGGTCATCGGCGCGCGTCCCATGCCAGCTGCTGGTCATAGGCCTTAAGGCCGTAATAGGTCTGATAGACCAGGTGACCTGCCGAAAGAATGACAGCGGCGTAGGACATGGTGCAGATGAACGCCATGGCCTTGTATGAGATCGCTGTCTTACGCTCGGTTGGTATGACCGGGGGCGCTTCGACGCGTGCACCAAAGGGTGTGAAATAGTTGTCGTCCATAGAAACGCCCTCGCTTCGGTTCGGATATGGCCGCAGCTGAGGCGGCCATGCCAAAACCGATCGTCAGGCGAGACGGCGCACGCGGCGTCGGTCCGCGATGCCTTTGGCTTCGAGGGCGTAGCGAGTGATCTGACGATCGGTGAACTCTTCGCGCCGCTCGTCGCGGCTGCAACCGGGGTGCGACAGCATCCAATTAGCCATTTCGAGGGCGACATCGCGGCAGATAGCCCCGTGCACGGGTGCGGGGGTGGTATGGATGTTGGGAATTGCAGCGTTGTGCATAACGATTGGCTCCTTCTTTGTGAGCCACTAATTTGCGGTAATCGCTATTTTCTGTCAACGTCAAAAGTTGCGATAATAGAAAAATTAATTTGCGATGTTACGGGTTCCGCGAAAACCGCATCCGTAAATATGATTCGACAGCTCACAGGAAAGCTGCTTTCTTGCCCGTGAACGCAACAAGAACAAAATGGAGGTTGGGATGCGTCGGCCGGCAATTGATCATCCGCATGCAATGCGATTGGTTGTCGAACTATCTAGCCTGTATGTAGCTTGTGATGACTGTGGTCATTCCAGAGTCCTGCGGCTCGAAAATCTCCGGAAAGCTGCGGACCTCGGGGTTCACAATTACACGCAGCTCTGCCGGAAAATTCGTTGCAGTGAGTGCCCCAAGATGCCACCGGCGTTCAGAAATCTCACTATCATGCCCACTTGGCGAGCCGAGGCGCTTCAAAGCATCGCGTGAAACACAACCTTGTGGATGCTGAAAACTTTATTGGCATCAAATTGAAGCTCGTGCACTTCGCCTTCGCCAGGATTGTATTGGTACAGGCGGACGACGGCGCTCGATTTGGATACGAAGCGTTTGATGAAGCTCGAGACTTCGTCCCCGTCCATAACCTGTACGATTACGTCATCGCCTTGCCTGACAGGGGCATTAGGGTTGATCCATGCTGTCTCGCCATCGTAGAACCGTGGCTCTCCTGAGCTGCCTTGGATTTGCACGGCATATGCTCCAGCGACGCCCTCGAGGCCTGGAGGACAGAAAACCCTCGCGATGTCCTGACCATTCATGATGAAGCGGCCGTTTGCTCCCGCCGAAATATGGCCGCGCAAAGGTATTGAATAGTCTGCTGGGAATGGCGTCCACTGCGGAGGAAATGAGGCGTTTGGCCTCGATCGACGATTGTCCGAGATTAGTTCAGGGCTTACTTGGTTCGAACCGAACCCTGGAGGGTTTTCCCCGAAAAACTGGATCAGAGTATTTAGCTCATCCGCCTTGATCTGACGCCGCTGCTTCGGCTCCTCGCTGCTGTAATTTTTCATGCGATTGATGACGACAGGGGTCCAGCCGGTGGCAATGCTGAGCTTAGTGGCCGTGCCGCGCGGGCGCAATTTCTCTTCAAGCCACTTTTTGATTTCGAGCTGCGGATCGTTCATACCCACATATTCGCGATTTCCGCGAAAATTTATATTGCGTAGATCGTAAATTTGGCTTGACGTGAAATAGCGATTATCGCAATTATTGGACATGGCACACCATCAGGAAGAACCCGCGACATCCATCATTCGCCTCTTTGGCGGAGTTGGCGTAGTCGCATCCATCGTTAAAAAACACCCATCCCGTGTTTATCGGTGGACCTATCCAACCTCGGTAAGGGAGGGGACGGGTGGAATTGTTCCCGCCAGGGAACAGAGGGCTCTTCTTGACTATGCGCGCGATCAGGCCATCGACTTCAAGCCTGAAGATTTCTTTTCGGCTGAGAGACTGCACGGCGTCCTCTCGCAAGAACAAGAGGCGGCTGAATGAAACAAATTTGCGTTGCTTTCTGCCACACCTCCCGGCTGAGCGCGCTCCGTGACTGGAGCTACGGATCCTTCCAGCGCTCCGGTCACGATGGAATACCCCCGGCGCGGTTGCCGACAGGCGCGATGAAAAAGACCCGGAGGCTGCAGCGGCAACGCGGCTTTGCGGGCACTTTCGAAACAGTTCAGTCATGTGGTCCTCCGTGACCCGTTAACGAACTGAGTTGTCACAGTTTTTGTTGTTTCCCGAAACGGGAAAAACCCGCTGGATTTCCCGGCGCGGGAAAGGATTTGTCATGTCTTCTGATGCGTGGTTTCACAGGGTCAAGGCAGCGCAGCGCGACCTCATCAAACTGGTCGGCGGAATCCAGCGCGCGGCGGAAATCTCGTCGGTGTCCGACAGTCATATCGGTCGCATGAACAATGCACGCGATACCGATCTCATGCCGCTGTCCGTTGTCTACGCACTGGAGACGGAGTGCGGTGTGCCTGTCGTAACACAGGCCATGGCGGAGCTGAGCGGACGCAGGCTCACAGACCCGGATGCGGAGCACAAGGCGAACATCGATGTTCTGACGTCCTATTCGAACGTGATGCAGCAGTACGCAACCCTGATGTCGACCGCTGCAGCAGCCTTGGCTGACGGATTCGTCTCCAATACCGAGGCGCGGGCGATGGACCGGGAAGCGGCGTCGATCGAGCGGGCGCTGCCGCCTTTCCGTCAGTCCCTGGCCGTCGTCATCGCTGGCGGTGGGCAGAAGGCAGGTTTGCGCGTCGTTGGAGATAACGAATGAGCGGCGCGTTCAACCGGCTCAACCTCGATCGGGATCAGATCGCGCGGCTCGCGAGCGGTACCGGCGTTTCCCAAAGGCGCCCCGGTCGGTCGATCCACTACGCCTGTCCAGTGTGCTTTCGGGCGCTCTCGTTTGCCGAAATCATCGAGAAGTATTGTGCCGAATGCGGTGATATCGCGCCTCAAGAGGTTCGAGATTGATGACGATAGTCCAGTATCTCGATGGTCGCGTTACGCTTCACCTTGGGGATTGCCGCGAGGTCCTCGCGTCGATGCCCGAGAACAGCGTCGATAGCGCTGTGATGGACCCGCCGTATCATTTGGCGAGCATCGTCGAGCGCTTTGGGAAAGATGGATCGGCTGGGGCAAAGTCGGGAGAGACCGGCGCATTCAAGCGTGCTTCCGCCGGATTCATGGGCAAACAGTGGGACGGCGGCGACATTGCCTTTCAGGTTGAGACATGGCGCGCGGTTCTGCGCGTTCTCAAGCCCGGCGGTTATCTGCTTGCCTTCGCGTCGACGCGGGGCTTCGGCCGTATGTCGGTGGCGATCGAGGATGCTGGCTTCATCAATCACCCCTTCATCGCCTGGATCTTCGCCGCCGGCATGCCGAAGGCCACCCGCATCAAGGCTTGCGCCGTCGATGGCCCGTTCGGCGGCGTTGACGTTGACGGCTGGCGATACGGCGGGCAGGCGCTCAAGCCTGCGATCGAGCCGGTCTACATGGGTCAGAAGCCGTTCAGCGAGGAAAATGGCACGCTAAATATTCTCCGCCACGGCACCGGAGGCATCAATATTGATGGATGTCGCATCGGTACCGACGACGAGATGAGTGCTGGCGCCGGAAAGCTTTGGTCGCATTATCGCGAAGGCGAGGCCAGTGCCGAGCGCCGATACCAGACCAACGGCAGCACGAACTTTGCGGCCAAGCCCGGCACACGCGGGGGGGCGCCTGATGGTCGCTGGCCCGCAAACCTCATCCATGATGGAAGCGCCGAAGTAATCAAGGCCTTCCCGGAGGCGCCTGGTCAGCAGCGTGAAGTGAACGATACCTTCAAGCCCAAGCAGGGAACAACTGTCTATGGAGACTACGGCCCGAGGCCGACTCTGCAGCCTCGGGACAACGGCGGCTCTGCTGCCCGCTTTTTCTACTCCGCCAAAGCTGACGCCGATGATCGCATTGGCTCAAAGCATCCGACAGTGAAGCCGATCGATCTCATGCGCTATCTGGTTCGGCTTGTAACTCCTCCGGGCGGCGCGGTGCTGGACTGCTTTGCCGGTACCGGAACGACAGGCGAAGCGGCGTGGCGGGAGGGCTTCAATGCCATCCTTATCGAGCGCGAACTTGAGTACCAGAAGGATATCGCCGAGCGTATGCGCCTTTGCATGGCGGGACCGGGCGAAAAGAAACGCGAGATCATCAAGCGGCGCGGCCTAACCGAGGAAGACGCTGGACCTCTGTTCGGAGGTGCAGCATGAGCGAGGCCATTCATCTCTTTATCGTTACAGATAATGCGGAGCAGGCCTGCTTTGATGTGGTTGGCGTCAACCTTCATGACCTTCCGAGCTTCGTGCGGATCATCACAGAAGCCGAGGAAATCAGACGGCTTCCCGAGAGAGTTCGCTGCCTTGGGTGGTGGTTCGCTTGGGGTGCTCGTGAACACGACGAGCCCCAGCTCGCCTGGGAGGATCGCCGCAACGAGGGTGGAATTGAGGGCGTTTCGCAAGCCTTTTTTCAAAAGCTCGATGATTGGAAGGCCAGGCGTGCCGCGGCGGAAGCGAAGATCCTGGAAGAGGCCTTGGCTGAACGTCGAGATGCCCCGGTTATGACCTTCGAAGAGTTCGCGAATGCTCAGGCCGCATCCCGCGCGGTCGAATCCGAAACGGTTTCCGTAATCCCGAAGAAGACAAGGTGGAGCTGATGGCTGTTCTTTCTGCGTTTCAGTTGTTCGACGTGTCGCCACAGAGCTTTGCCGCCATGCGACCGCATGACCGGTCCCTGGCGGTTCGCTTGTGCCTCGAACGCGGCGTCTCTGCCTCAGATATCCGGCGGGCGCTCGATATCAGCGGGCGGGCACTCGCCGACCTGGCCTCAGAGCGGCACCTTTACAACCTGCCGGTCGTTCATGAGAGTCCTGAGGAAAAGCCGGTAGCAGGCTCCAATGGCAGGCCACCAGCGGTTTCCACAAAGGTGTTGCGAGTGATCGCTGATGCCGACGACGGCGCGCTGATGATTAGTCGGCAGGCAATGAGTGAAGCGTGCGGTTGCCTTCTCTCATCCGTCGATAGTGCCATCACCCGTATGCGCGAGATGGGGCTTATCGAGCGGCTTCATGTGCCGCGCACTAGAAAGCCATCCGAATGGAAGATCACGTCTGCCGGTTTGGCCCAGCTCAAGATTTGGGAGGGCTTGAAATGAGAGAGCGCCGCACCCGTATTCTCCTCATCGTCGCGCCGTCCATCACCGAGTGCTATAAGACGGCAAAAGAGTTCGATCTCGACATGTTGCATGTCGGAGAGATGCGCTGCATCAGCAACCCTTATCATCTGAGGGGCTGGTCGCGGGGAACGCCGTTTATCGCGCTCAATCGTCCACGTTGGCCTGAGGCGCTTGACTTGGCGCTGCACGCGCTGACGATGACTGGTCAGCTTCGCATTGCCAACGACCGTGATCTTGATCCATTGCGGGAGTGCCCCGCGGGAAAGCTTGAGGCGGCTGTCTTGCGTACGCCGCAGAGGGCGTTCGCGTAGTGAGCAATCCGGTTCTCGACGACTTTGTTTTTCGCGCAAAGGCGGTGTCAGTGACCGACGCCGCCTTGCGCCTGGACGTGCCTTTCCCAAAGCGGCGCAACGATTGGTCAGGTGACACCGGTCAGCCTTGCCCGCGTTGCTTCGGCAATGACCGCTTTTCAATCAACGGCTCAAAGCAGGTCTGGAACTGCCGCAATTGCGAGATTGGCGGACGTGACGGCATCAGTCTGGCCGCCTTCCTGTTGCATCACGACACCAAATTGAGGTCCGGATTTCTCGGCGCCTGCGCTGCGGTGCTGGGAGAAGAAATCCCGGCTGGTGGCGAGCGCGAGACCGATGACGAGCGGGCAGAGCGAGAGCGTCGGCGCGACGAAAGCGAACGTAAGCTGCAGAAAGAGCGGGCCGATCGTGATCGCCAGCAGAACGATTTTCGCGAACGCGAGATCAAGAAGGCTCGCGGCATCTATTTCAACGCACAGGAATGCGCGGACGAAACGACAGATGGTGCCCGCTATATCCGGACCTACCTGCGCCGCCGCACCGGATACATCGTGCCGATGGAGACCTTCTTCAATCTTCGTTTCGATGGACGACACAGCTATTGGGACGGGAACGACGAGTTCGGCCGGCCGCTGTCCATTCATTCAGGACCGGCGATGATTGCGCCGTTTGTGACGCTCGACGGTCAGGTGACCGGTTGCCACGAGACGTGGATTGACTTGAGAAACGGGCCGAAGTTTCGGCCAGACCTCGGCCACGATGCCAAGGGTGATCGCCTTACGACAAAGAAGATGCGCGGCATCAAGAAGGGATCGCTCGTTCCTATCCTCGGCGAAATGACGTCTCGGCGCTGGATGGGCGGTGAGGGGATCGAGACCGTCCTGGCGGTTGCTGGCTTCGAGGGTTTCAGAACCGATACGTTTTATTTCGCGGCTGGAGATCTCGGAAATCTTTCCGGTCCGGCCGATCGCGGCAAAGGGCGCAGCGAGAGCTATCAGATTGGCGGCCGAAAGGTGTCGTTCTGGCCGCATCCCAAGCCCGACCAGTCGAAAGACGAGGCGATCCAGTTGCCACAGCATGTGAGCGCACTGGTGCTGCTGGCCGATGGTGACAGCGAATTCTACTTCACGGCCGCCGCGATGGCTCGAGCCAAGGCTCGGCTCTCGGCGCAAGGTCGTGACATTCATATCTGGTGGCCTCCGCAGGGCGCGGATTTCGCCAGCTTACTTTGCGAAAGGGCATGAGGGGAATGCAGGACGAACTTTCGGCGGCGATGCCTGCCGGTCTCAAGGAGATCGTGCAGGACGCCATGATGCAGCGGGGCGTTGACCCCGAAACCCCACCCGTCTCAGACGATTCTGCCGAAACTCTCGATGATCTGGCTCCGCCGCCGTCTGACGACGATCTTCGCGCCATTCTCGAATATTGCGCCGGCCTCGATCACTCCGACACCGACAACGGCAAACGATTGTTGAAGCATTTCGGGCAGGATCTGCTCGTTGTTGCTCAGGAGAAGGCAAAGCAGGCGTTGTTCGGCGTGTGGACCGGAACCCACTGGGATATTGCCAACGGCGGACCGAAGGCACTGGCGATTGCGCAGCAGCTCGGTGACCGGATTGCCCAGGAGCGGCATTGGATCAAGCCGACGCAGTCGGAGCAGGAGAAGATCGAAGCGGGCAAGGCTGCGGCCGAGATGGACCAACGTGGCGAGGACGTCGATGTCAGCGGCAGACGGCTCATCGCTGCCCGCGAAAAGGCACTTGATGCTTTCGGCAAGCGCGTCAAGAGGCGCATGGATCATGCGGTTTCCTCGAAGAACATCGCCCGCATGAATGCCGCACTGGCGTGCTCGGCGCCGCATATCATCAAAGCTCCAGACGAACTGAATGCAGATAGAATGCGCTTCGCGGTGCAGAACGCTACCCTTCGGTTCGAACGTAAAATGCAGCGCAAGAAGAACGAGAAATTCGTGAGCCGGGAAGAAACGCCCAACGTGCCTGAGACCATTGATGTCTGCATCGAGGCGGCTGTGAAGGTGACGAAAGGCCATGTACGTGAAGATCTAATCACGCATATCGCTCCGGTTCGGTTCGAGCCGAAGGCCGAGTGCCCGCGTTGGGTCAGGTTTCTCGAAACTATGCTGCCGGATGCTGCTGTTCGCCGGCTTGTCCAGGTGTCATCAGGCCTAGGCCTCGTCGGCATCACCGTGCAATTCCTGTTTTTCCATTACGGCGACGGCGCAAATGGCAAGTCAGTCTACATGGAGACACTCAGCCGGTTGTTGGGAGAGATGGCGGTGACGCTGCCTGCAACCAGCTTGATTGGTGAGAGCGGGTCATCCGGAGGCGCTTCGCCTGACCTTGCGCGCCTGCTTGGACGCAGGCTGCTACGCGTCAAGGAACTGCCCGAGGGAGAGGATCTCAAGGAGAACCTCGTCAAGGAGCTGACCGGCGGCGAGACGATCACCGCACGCGACCTCTTCGCCGGGTACATGGATTTCGACCCAATCTTCGTCGTCCAGATGAGTGGCAACGGCTATCCGAAGATATCAGGGAACGACGATGGCATCTGGCGGCGCATGGCCGTCGTTCACTGGCCGGTGAAGGTGCCCGAGGCCGAGCGGCGGGAGTTCGAGGAGATGCTCGCGTACTTCCGGTCAGAATATCCCGGCATTCTGAACTGGTTGATCGAGGGAGTGAAAATCTACCTCAAGGAGGGACTGGTGATCCCTGACGCGGTGCGCAGCGCCACGCAAGAATACCGCGACGATATGGACAGAACATCCGCCTTCGTCGCTCGATGTGTGGTCAGGGATGAGCAGGCGGACCCGCTACAGGCCAAGTTCCTGTACTCCGCCTATTGTCGCTTCACGGAAGACGAGGGCGGCAAGCCGATGAATGTCACGGCCTTCGGGCGAGCGATGTCCAAGAAATTCAAGAAGGATACGTCCCAGAGGCTTCACTACTACCTTGGCGTCCGCCTGCGCGACGTTCCGGAAGGGCATGGGGATACACCCGCACCGCCGGCAGGCCGCTTCGATGATGAAGTGCCATTCCCTGAGGAGTTTCCATGACCCCGAAACCCCACCCGACACCTCCCAATCTGTCGCTAACCTGCGGCTTGAGTTGCGATAGTTGCGATAGTTCCAGCGGTAGTTTTGCGACAGTTCGGCGGGGTGTGGGGTGAGTAAAATCAATGGGTTGCGATAGTTGCGATAGTTTTCTCGCCTATACGTATGAAAAAAAACGGCGGGGAAATGGGGTGAAAAATCTGCCTATGTAATACGAGAAAACTATCGCAACTATCGAACTAATTGAAATCATTAAATAAAACTATCTCTTAAACTATCGCAAAACTATCGCAACTATCTCTGAGGGATTGAAATGACAAAGAAAGTATCGATTGAGCAGTTCCTGACTTGGGCCTTCACGCAGGAACTCTGCAAGATCGGTTCGGGAAATGGTGGCGGCAGCTTTGTGAGCGGTTCATCCTGGCAAATGATTAGCGAGTATTCGGCCCTTGGTACGATGATCGATCGCTCGCCCAACCATTTTGGTGTCATTCCTGATTTCATCATGGCGCAATCCGACCCACACCCGGATGCGGTAGAGGCGGGGAATGCCGTGCGTCAGTTGGCTGACAGAGGCGGGTTTGAAATCGGCGATGGGTGGAATCCATTCCCTGAATGGCACGATGAGCGTGGCCTGATCGCCAGGGAAGTCGCTGCGTTTCTCGAAATGGTCCGGATCAAGCGTGATGTCCTTCACGGCAAGCATGTCGTCAATCTGGTGATCAGCCGCGCCATTCTCGGTTCCTGCCCGGATTGGACGGCAGAGAGACCTGGCGAGCAGGTTGTTACCATCAACGGCAAGCCGGCTTGGTTCGTTATCGCGAAGGGCCGCGATAGCCTTCGGCGATCATATACGTACGAGGTCGATGGCTTTGATCGAAGAAAGCAAAAGCCGTTGAAGGGGGCTTATCAGAAATATGAGCTTGATGCGCCGCTGCGCGGTGCGATCCTGTCGAGATTGGAGTGGCAGCTTTGGCAGGATGCCCTCGAAACACTCCACAATGCGCTTTCTGGACGGCTTCTCAGCAATGATTTGCTGCCGTTCCGTCCTATACGGGCGCCATGGGCCAAATTCATTTCTTCTGCAGCTTCCTCGCAAGTTATTGAAAAGGCCTGATGTTATTTTCGAAAGTGGGCATTGCGGCGCGGCAGTCGGTTGACATACATTGAACACACTAAAAAAGGTTAGATAACCCGCTAGGCAACCGCCCGGCGGGTTTTTCGTTTCCAGACGATGGAGGCGGTCATGAAACCCGGTGCTGTAATGGCGCCATCGATTGGATTTTCTCTATGACAGCCGAGCTTCACTTTGATGCAGGTGAGTTCGAGCAGTTGTCTCGCGCTATCGCTAACCTGCCTGGTCAAATCAAGGCAAAGGCGATGGCCAGGGCGATGCGGCGTATGCGAGACATGGCGCGCACGCGCATCGTTCGTCGCAGTGCTGAGCGAACCGACCTTCCGGTTCGGAAAGTGCTCGCGCTGACCAAGGCATTCTTCAATGCCGGCAGCAACTCGATCGAAATTGTTGAGAAGTCAGGTTGGATCTCTCTCTACGATCTTGGTGCGAGCCAAAATTCAAAAGGCGTTCGAGTGCGCGGGCGCGGATCGTATCGATCGGCCTTCATCGCACAGATGAAAAGCGGACATCGGGGCGTGATGAAGCGCCCGGGCAAGTCGCGGCTTCCGATCCGGGAGTTGTTCGGGCCGAACCCGGCGCATGATGTCACAAACAATCCGGATGAGTTCGTGAAGGTGCTGGCAGAACTGGTCGAGGATCATCTTGCACCTCGCGTTCTTCACGAACTGGACCGGCTCTTGCCCCGGTGATCCTCGAAGGTCGGTGAGGGCGGGCAGGGGCACTCCCCCGGTCAAGGGACCGTACAAACGATCCGACCTCCTGCGGGCCGGGGCGACCCCGGGATCGCGTCGGATTTTTTGCTGAAAACTTTGGGTTAACGGGGTTAACGCGGTTAACGCCAGAGGAAACGGGTTAACGCGGCGATGACCGACGAAAAGCTGGTCATGTGGTCGATCGCGCAGATCGCCGAACGGGACGGGGTTTCGAAGCCTGCGGTCTCGAAGGCGGTCAAGAAGCTGACGGATGACCGGCCGGACACGCCAGTGCAGCGCGATCCGCAAGGGCGCGTCATGCTGGTGTCACTGGCGCACTATGACGAATACCGCCAACGCTTCGTGAACCCGGCCAAGGCGACAGCGCCGATCCGATCGGTGCAGTCGATGTCGGGCACGGTTCCGCTGGATCCGAGCGACAGCTTCGATGAGGCCCGCCGGCAGAACGAGTGGCTGAAACTCGGGCGCGAGCGCATCAAACATCAGGAAGACCTGAAGCAGCTTATCCGCAAGGACAAGCTCGACGAGGCCAACCGCCACGTCGCTCGGGAAATTCAGAACATCGTAAAGCGCCTCCCGAACTACGCGGACCAGTTGGCGCTTGCTGTTTCGAAGGAAGGCGTCCACGGCGTTCGTGTTCTTCTTCGGAGCGTCGCGTTCGAGCTCGGCAATGCCATCGCTGATCGGCTCGTCGCCGTGTCGTCGGAAGCGCCCGAGACCGACGCTGTTATCGAGGAAGAGGAAGCGTGAACGCTCATCCCGGTGCGCTACAGTTCCAGGCGCGTAGCCTGGCAGCGGGCATACGCCCGACACCGCCGCTGCCGTTCCCGGTTTGGTTGCCACAGAACATCGTTCTCGTCGACGGCGCGCGAAAGGGAGAATATTGGTCGGTCGAGGATGGGCCGTACCTGCTGGAGATCGCAGAGTGCCTCAGTCAGGAGCATCCCTGCAATCGAGTATCGGTGCGAAAGGCCCAGCAGACCGGTGTGTCCATCCTTGCTTTGTCGTGGATGCTTTACATCGCCGAGATGTGCCCGGACAATGCCCTCTACGGCGCACCCGGCATCGACCTTCTGCAGGATCTGAATAGCGGCAAGTTCCAGCCGCTGATCGACACCTGGCAGGAAAAAACAGCCAAACGGATCATCGATGCTTCCGGCTCGACGACCTACACGAAGAAAATCGGCCAAGATACGTTCATCTATCTTGGGAACGCGAACACCAAGAAGGATCTGTCGGGCAAGACCTGCCGCTACGGTGTCAAGGATGAGGTCTCGAAGTGGGAACTGTTTCCTGACGGATCCGATCCCGAAACGCTCTTCTTCGGCCGCTTCACCGCATTTCGCCGGCAGAAGACCTACAAGATCCTTGAGCTATCCACACCGGAGCTCGACAGCGGCGATCCGATGGGCGAAGGCCCCGGTCACTGCCGGATCGACAGGTCATTCCGGCTTTCCGACCAGCGGTTCTGGCACATCAAGTGCCCGGAATGCGGCCACGAGATGGTGCAGCGCGACGACCTGCTTGTGATCGATCGACAGCATCCGCATCGCACGACGATGCGCTGCGTCGACTGCACGCACCAGATCTCGGAAGCCGAGCGGGTTCATGCGGTTCGCGCCGGCCGTTACATACCAACGCTATCCGGCCCGGACCGCCACCCTGGCTTTCACGTCGACGCGTTCATGTCGCTGATGATGTCCTACGAGGCCATCGCCGAAGACAAGATTTCGTCGGAAGGAAAGGGAGAGAGCGGCGCGAAGGACTATCACAATCTGGTTCTGGCCTTGCCGTACCAGATGAAGGGCAATGCGCCGGATTATGTCCGGTTGATGGAGCGCCGCGAGGACTACGCTCCGGATGTTATTCCGGCCGGGGGGCTGGTGTTCACCGCCGGTGCCGACGTCCAGTCGCACGGCATCTACGTCGAGCTCGTGGCGTTCGCGGAAGACCGCCAGACATGGACAGTCACCGCATTGTATCTGCCCGGAGCGACGGAGAACCCTCAAGAGGGGGCTTGGCTGCTTCTCGACGAGGTATTTCAGCGCGAGTATCCCGACGCTTGGGGCGTACTGCGGCGGCTCGATGCTTTGGCCGTCGACGCGGGATACCGCACCAATCAGGTGTTGGAGTGGTGCCGTCGCCGTCCAGGCACTTTCGCTGTGAAGGGTGAGCCGGGTCGCGGAAGACCTGCGATCAGCCAGCCGCAACGCAAGTCGATCACCAAGAAAGGTAAGCGAAAGCGGTTCGGCTCGACGATGTCATGGCCGGTCGGTACCTGGGCGCTGAAGGCTGAGTTTTATGGCAACCTTCACAAGAAGGGGCTGGCTGCCGGCGAGGGAACCGACCCGCCCGGCTATTGCCACTTTCACAAGGAGCTCGGAGAGGAATTCTTCAAGCAGATCACCGCCGAGAGCTTCGTCCAGAAGATCCAGCGCGGCAAGTTGTTCGAAGAGTGGATGCCGCTACGCGTCGACAACCACTGGCTCGACTGCAGGATCTACGCAATGGCGATCGCCGAGCATCTTGGATTGTCGCGAATGTCGCCGGCTGAGTGGGCTGCTCTACGAAACGAGCGAGAGCCTGCCGTGGAGGCGGACATGTTCTCTCCGGCGTCAGTAAAGATCATGGCCGCCTCACAGCCGGTGCCCGTCGCAGTCCCGCAGCAGCCACTTCCAGAGAAAAAACAGGACACTGAAAATCGATGGAAGAAGCGCAAGTAAAGCCGAGGATCCGGGTTAAGGCAGGCAGCAGCGCCGGCTATCTCCGAGACTCTCAGTCCGGCGTCATCGCTGCGCGCCCTGCATCGCTGCGCGAGCATCGTGATGATGTCCGGCGCTCGTGGTGGCGCGCGGCGGGTCTGGCGATGGATCTGCTGCAGAACAGCGGTCGGCTTCGCGGTGTGGCAGACCAGATCATCGCTGACACGGTCGGTGTTGAGCTCACATTGAACCCGCAACCCGACCTTTCGAGGTTTGGTTACGATCAGAAAGAAGCGGCCGATTGGATTAGCCTCGTAAAGGCCCGCTTCAAGGTCTGGGCGTGGAACCCGGCGGAGTGCGACTTCCGGGGAAAGTTCACGTTGGCCCAGCAGACGGATGTCGGCATTCGCAACTGGTTGGCGTTCGGCGAGAGCCTTGGCGTTGTCAGCTTCATGCCAAGGGCGCAACGTCGCCGTTATGGCATCAAGACCGGCACGAAGTTCCTGCTTTTCTCTCCGCAGAAACTTGTGCAAGACACCAACGAAATCGAGGGGATTTATCAGGGCGTCATCCATGATGCGAACGGCCGTCCCTCGCACTACCGCTTTCAGGAGCGGGAGGCTGGCATTGTCGTCAAACGCGACTATGCCGCTCGCGACGCTGATGGTCGGCAGCTTGTCATGCATGCCTTCGATCCTTTCTCGGCCGAAGACGTTCGCGGCATCACGGTGCTGGCCTCGACCTTCCGCAAGTATCTGATGGGCGAGAACCTCGACGAGGCGACGGCACAGATGGCATTCCTGCAGACCATCTACGCGATCATCCTCACGAGCGACCGGCCGAGCGCCGACGCTTTCGAAGCGTTGGAAAACCTGAAGGAACTCGGCGCCAAGGATACCGACGGCCTCGCTGATGACTTCGCAAACTATTTCCGCGCCCAACTTGATCGGGCCGCGGAATCGGAAATCAGGATGGGAGCAGGCGCCGGCGTCTCGCATCTGGCACCTGGAGAAAAGCTCGGCATAGAGACGGCCAAGGTTCCCGGCCGGGACTATTTGCCTTTCGCCGCGGCGCTTCATCGCGAGACGGCTCGCGCGCTCGGTGTCACCTTCGGCGGCTACACGCTCGACTACACGGCGGCGACCTATGCTTCGACCATGATGGAGAATGCTTCCATCTGGCCGATCGCGACGCGGCGGACCGATCGCATCGCCGCGCCACATGTGCTTGTGCCTTACGCAAGCTGGCTCGACGAGATGATCGGTGAGGGCGAGATACCCTTCAAGGGCGGCGCCGAGGTCTACCAGGCCAACCGTGATGCAATCCTTTGGGCAATCTGCCTCGGGCCTTCGAAGCCGACCGCTGACGACGAGAAGGCGGCGAAGGCTTCGACGGAGAGGATACTGAACGGCACGAGCTCGATCGATGTCGAGGCCTCGGCCAATGGTCAAGATGCGGAAGAGATCTTCGAAAGCAACATCCGCTGGCACCAGCGCTACACGGAGGCGGGCATGCCGTCACCCTTCGTACGCAAGACCGGTAGCGAGCCTGCCAAGAAGGACGGCCAATCGGCCAAGGAAAAAGCCTGATGGCGACGATTGTCAAGATCGACGGGCAATTGGTCGACATCGAAGATCCCTGCGCCCTTGCAACGGCGCTCCGGGGCGTCCGCTACAAGCGCCTCTCCGGCGGGCAAATCGAGGAAAGCGAGATCCGGTCCCCGGTGATGCATCAGCGGATCAAGGTTGCGTCATCGACGCTCGCGCAGCTCGATGCCGAGATCAATCGGCTCGACGATCTCTGCCGCAAGAAAAACGGTCAGTGCCGCGTTGGGCGGCGCTGGTCCTTCAGATATTGAGGTCGAGGCCATGAGCTTAGCATTTGGACACGTTGCGCAGCGGCTTTTCGACACGCCGCTCATGTACGACGAAAGGAAGGCGGAAGCTTTCCTGCGCGGCCTTGGGGGCCGGATCGCCGGAACTGACGTCGTCATCGCAAACTCGGTCGGCGCCATTGATCATGTCGCGTTCCAGAACGGTAGACCATCCGCAGGCAAGCTCGGCGACCGGACGGGGCGCATCTACCAAGCGGCCGGTGTGTTGCCGTTCTATGTAATCGACAGCGTCGCGGTCATTCCGATCGAAGGCAGTCTTGTTCACAAGGGCGGCTGGCTCGGGTCGAATTCCGGGCAGACCTCTTATCAGGGCCTCCAGACGCAGATCGCTGCAGTCCGGCAGGCCGGGAAGATCGGGCGGATCAAGGGTGCGGTCTTCGAGGTAGACAGCTTTGGCGGCGAAGTGAACGGCGCATTCGAGACCGCCGCTGCAATGGCGGAACTCTCGAAGGAGATGCCGACAATCTCGATCCTCACTGATTTTGCTTATTCGGCCGGATATCTGCTCGCCTCGCAGTCGCGTCAGATCATCATGCCGGAGTTCGGTGGCGCGGGATCGATCGGCGTCATCATCCTACATGCCGACTATTCTGAAGCACTGGAGCAGTCCGGCATCAAGGTCACGATCGTTCGGGCCGGGAAGAACAAGGCCAGCGGAAATCCGTATGAGCCGCTTCCCGATGATGTTCTCGCTCGCTGGCAGCAGCAGGCGGAAACCATGCGCGGCAAATTCGCCGAGACCGTCGCAAAGGGACGCCGCAGCAAAATAACCAAAGCGAAGGCGATGTCGACCGAAGCCGATGTCTTTGAGGCCAGCGACGCACTTTCCATCGGCCTCGTCGACGCGATCGGCGATCCAAGCGCAGCATTCGACGCCTTCCTGAAGGCAGTCAACCGGAGCTGAAACCATGAACAGTTTGCTTGCATCGATCCATGCCGCTCTGCGGCCTGGAGCGGAAACCTATTCCCCTGACGAAGGGGATGTCACCGGCGCTGAGGCGTCTTCTGAAGCGCCTCCCTCGGGGGCAACTACTGGAGGGTCATCTATGACCGCACCGAATAACCCGGGCGGCGCTTCAACCGGCGCCGACCTGGCCGCAACTGCAGTGGCTACCGCAGCCGCATTGGCAAGCGTTGAGGCCACAAGTCTGAAAACCGCAGGCGATCGCTTCTCCGCTGTGATGGGTGCCGATGGTATCAAGGGCGACGGCAAGCGTATGGCTGCAGCGCTCGATCTGGCAACACAGTCTCCGGCGATGGCCGCCGATGCCGTCGTCAGCTTTGTGGTCGCCAATGTACCGGCGGCGACGGAAACCAATCCGCCTGCGAGCGGTCAGGCCACCAGCTACGAGCAGAAGCGTCTCGCTGCTGCCGGCTTGGCTCAGCCCGGGGCTTCCGCGTCCGCCACACCTAAGGCGGCGATCGATCGCAACGCAATCTTCGCTGCGCGTCGCGCAGCCGTGAAGGAGGCATAAGTCATGGCAGCCGCAGTTGAAGGTCCTCGCGACCTCGCATTCGTCCTCACCGAACTGGACGGCACGCTTTCCCGCGATGCTGTGACCGTTGCCTCTGGCTCCGGCAAGCTCGAACCAGGCACGCTTCTCGCCAAGGTTACGGCGAGCGGAAAATATGCGCCGTCCCCGGCTACCGGCTCCGACGGTACGCAGACGGCGATTGCCGTTCTCGCTTACGGCGTCGACGCCACCAGCGCAGACGTCGATGCCGTCATCGTTGCGAACGACGCGGAAGTGAAGGCTCCCATGCTGATCTTCCATTCGTCGGTCGACGACGGAACCAAGCGCGCCGCCAAGCTCACGCAGCTGCGCGCAGTCAACATCAAGGCACGATAAGGAGAGCCTTCTATGTCCGCACCGAATGCACATGCCGGCGATCCCTTCAGCCTTGAAAGCTTGACGGCAGCCGTGAACGCCGAACCGTACCGCCCTGGCCAGATCAGCGCCTCCGGTCTGTTCGAAGAAGATAGCGTGAGCACGACAGTCGTCTCCGTCGAGCTCCGCGATGGCAAGCTCGGGCTTGTTGAACCGAGCGAGCGTGGTGGTCCCGGCGAAACGACCGGCGACGACAGCCGCCGGAAAATCCCGTTCGAAGTCGATCACTATCAGCGTGACGACTCTATTCTCGCTGACGAAGTGCAGAACGTCCGCGAGTTCGGCACGGAAACCACGCTTGAAACGGTCGAAGGCCGCGTGAACAAGAAGGCACAGCGGCACGCTCGTGACTTGACGATGACGCTCGAGCATCAGCGCGTCGGCGCGATCAAGGGCAATGTGACCTCGAAATCCGGCAAGGTCCTGATCGACCTCTATAGCGCCTTCGGCCTCGCGGTTCCTTCGGCGATTTCGTTGGAGCTTGATAACGACGCTACCAATGTACCGTCGCTCTTTCAGGACGCGATCTACGGCGTCGAGGATGCGCTCGATGAGCCTTACGAAGGTGTCGAAGTCTGGACTGGTCGCGATTTCCACAAGGCTCTCTGGATGCACAAGTCGGTGCGCGAGACGTTCGTTATCAACTCCGGTGCTGTTGTTCTCCGCCAGGATGTCCCTGACGAATTTCAGTTCGGCCGTGCGATCTGGCGCCGCTACAAGACTGGTGCAAAAGCGACCGCTGATCTCGGGGCGCCCTACATTGCCGCGACCGAGGCTCGGCTCGTCGTCACCGGCGTGCCGGAGTTGTTCATTACCCGCTTCGGACCGGCTGACTACAACGAGACGGTCAACACCCCCGGCCTCCCGTTCTATTCTCGTGCGATCGAAAAGCGCAACGGCAAGGGTTACGATCTCGAAGTACAGATGAACGCGATATCGCTGTGCACCCGCCCGCAGGTACTTCGCAAGTTTACGCTCACCTGATCCTCCCAAGATCGGCGATGCAGCAGGAGGCCGGTTCACCCGGCTTCCTGTTTCCCGATGTCTGGCTATCAGGCATCCGGCAACAGGAAAGGACGCTCGCCATGGCATCGAAAATTGGTATCGCCTTCGTCAAGGGAGGCATCATTCCGGCTGCAATTCTCAAGAGGGATAAGGACGTCAGCGTCCCGCCGCATGAAGCGATCGAGGTGCCTGCCGAATATGCTCAGCATCTGATCGATGACAAGTTCGCATATGCGAAAGACGTCGAGAAGGCGCCGAAGACCAAGAAGGAGGCGGCGACCGGCAATGGTACGGCAGGCGACACGGAGGTCGCTGCGCAGATTGCCGCAGCCGAGCTTGCGTTGTCCGAAGCGAACGGCAAGCTGGCTGCGGCGGGCGATGATGCCGTTGCCAAGGCAGCGGCCGGCACGGAGATCGCAGCGGCAAAGAACGCGCTCAAGAAGCTGAAGGGCTAACGCGGTGATCGACTGGGAAGGGGCGCGCATCTTCACTCAGGAGGCGTGCGCAGAGATCTTCGACTACACCGGATGCCGGTTGCAGCCGCGAATCTCCGGGGTCACCGTCAACCACGCGACCGCTGCTGATCCCGGACGGGAAGCATTTGACTTCACCGGATCGATCGATCTGGAGCCGCCCGCGGACAGGATCCCGCGTCACCTGTCGTCTGACACTGGAATTCGAAACGGCACCGTTTCCTATGATGCGGTGCTGACCGCACATGTCGCGGACTGGCCGTATCTGCCGCGCCGCGGAGATTTCGTCGTTGCGGCGGGCAAGACCTGGAAAATCGAGGCGAAGGAGGAGGACGGCGGTCTTCGTCCTGCCTGGTACCTGTCGCGAGTGAAAACCTGATGCTTTCTTCTGAAGCTCTGAGGCTGACGGCCGTCGAGGCTCTGTGTCCGACCGCAGCGGCAATGTCCGGTGAAGGGTTCCCAACGCTGGCCAAGGCACGCGTGTTCGACAGCCGAGCCGCGGCGCTTGAGGATCTCGATCGGGATGCGCCGGAAGGTTATACCCCAGTCCTGTCGCTTTACACGCCCGAGGCCGGTTTTTCTTTGCGAGGTCCGGCTGCTGCGGTCGACGATACGATTGCGGACGCCGCCCTCGATATTGTCGCGGAGCTAGCAGTTGCGGCTAATGATGACGATGGTACGTTCGTCGACGCTATCGCCGCCACGGATCCGCAGGCGCGCATCGTGCTCGCCGCCCTGTGTTCTCAGGTGCGATATGTCCTCGAATACAGCGAGAGCGGCTCGCTGTGGCGTCACATCGTGCGGGACGTGAAATACGAAGAGCAGACCTTCGCCGTTCCCGAACTGGGGCTTCGCTGGCAGCGTGTCAGGATGCGGTTCCATTGCGGGATCAGGGATGACGACTTCAGCGCTCCCGGCCTGCCGGAGCCGCTGGCAACGGTGTTCGCGCGGTTGCCAGCTCAGTCCTATGCCAAGGCGACGCTGTCCGCGCTCGTTGCTCACTTCCAGCAGGTTCCGCCGCCTGCGCTCGAAAGGCTTACCATCGCGGCCGACGGGGACATTCCCGGCGCTGTCGTCGACCTTACTTGACCGCACGGGTCGGACCCCGACCCCAGAACCCGGAGATCCTCCAATGAAGACTTACATCGCGGCTCCCGGCCGCGTGATCCCTGGCGGCTGGCCCGAGGACGGTCGGCCGATCAACGAACTCGACCAGTTCGAACGCAATCTCGTGAGAGATGGCGACCTGATCGATGCGAAGGCTGCGGACGAGCAGGCCGACAAGGCCGCGAAGAAGAAGGACTGACGACATGGTAGCCAACATCCCTAGCGACATCGTCGCACCGCTCCTTGCCTTCGATGTCGAATCGGCGGGCCAGTTTTCGTCCGAGACGAAGGAAATCCTGCTCGGACACGGCCTGGCGGCCGGTACGCTTGCTGAGGGCGGGATCGTGCTCTGCTCCAGCGTCAACGAGGCTCGTCTTCTGGCGGGCCGTGGTTCGATGTTGGAAAGCATGGCGATCCGCACTTTCCAGAATGCACCGACGCAGGAGCTCTATCTGGGCCGCGTTGCCGACACAGGCACAGCCGAGATCCGCACGGTCACTGTCGGTGCAATTCCGGCTAGCGGGGGGCAGGGCGTTCTCTCCATCGCTGGCGAGGATGTCTCGATAGACATTGCGGCGGGCACCTCGGCAAATGCCGTTGCCACTGCCCTCGCAGCGGCGATCAACGCTTATTTCAATGCGGCGACCAAGAAGAGCCTACCTTTCACGGCGACGGCCGCTACCAATGTCGTAACCATCACCGCGCGTCACAAAGGCATCTATGCGTCGAAGCTCGACGTCAACGTCCCCGTTATCGACGGTGGCAATGCCTTCGCCAACATCCTGACCTTCGCGACCAGCACGCCCGGTACTGGCGTGCCCGATGTTGCGACCATCCTTGCTGCGATGGGCGACAACCCGTTCGAGATCGTCACGTCGGCGTTTGGGGACGACAGCAATCGCACGAAACTCGACGATTTCCATAACAACACGTCCGGCCGCTGGTCCTATGCCCAGCAGATCTACGGCCATGTTTTCTATCCGAAGACGGGTACGACTTCCGAGCTCACGGCTTCGGCGTTGGCGAAGGACACGTGGCATCTCACCATGTGGCCGATGTTCAGCAACGCCGGCATGGCCACGCCCGATTATGAGTTTCTCGCGGCTTGCGTTGCCCGGATCGCTCCCTTCCTGGGTGGCGGCAGCGATGGCCGGGTTTCGGTGAATCAGTCCGGTCTGAAGGTCGAGGGTGTCTTGGCGCCGCGCGACCGGAATTACTGGCCGGGCTACACGACCCGTGACGTTCTTCTGAAGAACGGCGTCTCGGCATGGAAGGTCAACAGCAGCGGCGACGTACTGATCGACAAGGTCATCACGCAGCAGCAAACGACCAATGGCGTTCCGGACACCGTGTTCCGTGATATCCAGGCGGTTTACCAGCTGACCTATAGCTTGAAGTTCCACCGGGCGGCGCTGGCGAACGAGCATTCGAATGCGGCAATCGTCGACGACAATCCGGCAAGCAATCCGAACCTTCGCACCGTGCGGGATATCAAGGCGACGCTGGTGAATTCTACGGTCCAGCTTCAGACGCGTGGTGTTGTCGAGGCTTCGCAAGCGCTGCTCGATGAGATCGCGGTGACACGGGATCTCGACAATCGCAACCGGGTGAACATCGTTCTGCCGATCGACCGGGCAAACCCGCTCGATATCTTTGCCGGTCTCGCCCGCGTCCGCGCTTAGTGCGCAGGCGTCCCGGGCTCCGCTCTCAATCGTCATAGTTATCAGGAGAAACAGCGATGGCTGGTAAGGATTTCGGCGGGCGCATGAACGTCCGTCTTTCAAGCGGCAGGATGCTAGCGTTGCGCGGCACCTTCAGTGTATCGAGCGGTAGCGCATCGTCTGAAGCGACCACCAATCAGGACGCATCGATGGACCGTGTGTTCACCCCCCGCTCACCCAGCGCGGTGATCACCTTCCGGGACGACGTCGATGCCGACGATCTGCTGCTGGCGCCGCGGCAGAATATCGTCATTAACGAAGAACATACCGGCGTGACGCATCACTTTATCGATGCGGTCTTTACCGGCACCCACGAGGCGAACCGGATCAATGGTGAGGCCTCGGGCGTGACCATTGTCGGCGAGACCTATCGCAAGACGGGCGGCTGATATGGCTGACAAGACGATCAAGCTCTCGCAGCGCTACGAGCCACCTGGTGAAACGCCGTTCGACAGCATCACGCTGCGTGAGCCGAACTATCAGGACATCGTCATGTCGGGCCTTGGGTTTCCGCAGGAAGCCCAACCGAACGGCCATGGCGGAAAGGTGATCCTGACTTTCTGGCCAATCATCGACGAGTATGCGCAGAGGCTCGTGCGGCGCCCGGAATACAAGGATCTCGCCGCTTTGAACTTCGCCGATACAAAGGCGCTGCAGGATACCATCTGCGATTTTTTCCTGCCGGCGGCGTCGGCAGCTTCGCCAGCGCCGCAGACCAGCTCGTCTTCAGGCTCCGATGGGACGCCGCAACAGTCCAACGGATGACGCTATCGGAAATTGCGTGGTGGGTCCGCCGCGCAATGATCGTTGCAAAGGGATAATCGATGACGCGCGAAGTCGAAGCACGGTTGAAGATCTCGGCGGTCGACAAGACCGGGCGGGTGCTGAAGGGTGTTTCCGACAAGATGGCGGACATCAACAAGCGTGCGGCCGCCCTCAATCGGTCGCAGAGGATGTTGGCGAAGGGAAGTCAGGCGGCATTTGGCGCCATGGCTCGCTATGCGGCGCCCGCAGCTCTTGCTTTCGGGGCGGCCAAAGCCCTCAAGGACTTTGCGGCGATCGAGCGCGAAATGAACCGGATCGGCATCACGGCGAACGCGAGTGCTGCCGAAACGAAGGCGGCCTTCGGTGACATCCAGAATGTCACGAAGCAGCTTGCCATGGGCGTCGGCGAAGGCGTCACTGCGCTCGATACCCTCGTTGCCTCGGGCATGGATCTGAAGGAGGCTATGGCTTTCCTTCCATCCGTTCTCGCGACAGCGCAGGCTTCTGGCGCTGCCACCGACGATATCGCCAACACCGCGATCAAGGCGGCCTCGGCGTTGAAGCTCGAAACCAGCCAGATGCAGCATGCCTTCGATATCATGGTCGCAGGTGGCAAGGCCGGCCAGTTCGAACTGAAGGACATGGCGACGTATATTCCCGATCTGGCGAACTCGTTTTCGTCGCTGGGATATACTGGCGAGGATGGCCTCAAGAAGCTTGTCGCAATCCTGCAGACGATCCGCGAAGACACCGGATCGGCATCCTCGGCTGCGACCTATGCGCAGAATGTCTTCGGCAAGATCTACTCGGCCGATACGGCTACGAAGTTTTCGAAGATGGGCATCGATCTGCGCAAGGAGATGGACGCTGCCCGCAAGAGCGGCGAGGATACCGTTGCTGCGTTCGTCCGGATCTCGAAAGAGGCTGTGAAGGGAGACCTTAGCAAGCTGCCGCTGCTGTTCACTGACGAGCAGTTCCGCCTCGGCATGCAGTCGCTGATGACCAGCGCGGACAGCTATGAGAAGTTCCTGAAGACGGTCAATGAGACAGATGTCAATGGAACGGTTTTCCGCGATCTCGCTCGGGTTACCGGCGACACGCAGGCGAGCGTTGACCGGTTGTCGAGCAGCTGGGATAAGTTGATGAACAGCATCGGTCGAGGCGTGGCCGTTCCTGCCGTGCCGGTCATGGATGCGATCTCGAAAGACGTCGATTACGGCAGCGCTATCAGGGATACGCTCGGCAAGCAGGGCAACGGCTACTGGGCGACTGAGACATGGATGGCGAGGAACCTGCCGTTCGGTTCGTTTTCGCATAGCGCTGAAGCGGACAAGCTTGCGCTCGCTGGCGGTTATAGGGATCCCGAATTCATCAAGCGGATGCGGCAGGGGCCGAACATGCCGCAAGGGCCACGGCTCCCGGAGTTTCCGGGTGGAGACAGTCACATGGATCCACGCAAGCTGCCTGGGACAGGTGTGCCAATGCCAAGCTCCCGGCCTTCCGCCGTCAATGCTCCGCGGGCCAGCGCAGCTGAGATTTACGGACAGTATGCCGACAGCCGCAACGGCGCAAACCAGGCATCGCTGCAGCGGGCGAAGACGGCGGGGATGCCCGGCGCCCCTGCCATCTCGCCGGATTTCTTCCGCATGCCCTCGAAAGAGGAATTCAAGGATGCGCTGAAAATCGATCTCGGCGGCGAGGAGGCCGGACAGCAGGTTGCCGATGGCGGCAAGGAAGCTGGAAAGCATATCGAGGAGTCCGCCGCTTTGATCAAGGTGGCTGGTTACGACGTCAGCACGGCGATTGCCGCTGCCGCAGAGAAGCTCGCTGCGGCCGCCGGCAAATTCGGTTCGCTGGGTCCGGGACCGGGTGTGGCAAGCGGCCGGGTCAATGCGGACACAGGCCGCTCGATGTCGCCTTCGATCAATCGGCCGATGAATGCCGGGATGGAGTAGGAAGCGAGATGCGCAACTGGGCACGAGATCTGCGGCCCGCGAGTTTTCGCGGCGAGCGCTTCTGGGTTGAGCAGGAGTCTTTCGCCGGGGGAAAGCGGATTGCCCGGCACGAATATGCCGGTGGCCGCCGAACCATCCTTGAAGAGGCAGGGCTTGCGACGGCGAACTACGATGTCACAGCCTACCTGCTCGGCGACGAAAGCGACCGGCAAGCTCAGTCGCTCGCGACTGCCTGCCTCGCAGTCGGGCCGGGCCGTCTGGTCCTGCCGATCGATGGCGGGTTCATGGCCTATGTCGAGAATTTCCGCCGATCCCGCGAAAAGGACCGGCAGGGCTATATCGCCTTTGACCTCTCAGCCGTTCCGCTGAGCAACGAGGCGGGCACGACGCTTCGGATCGGCGATGTGACAATTGCCTTTGTCGAAAGGCTTGCCGGTGCTGTGTCTGGATTTTCGAGGTTGTTCTGATGAGCGTCGATCGCGCCTTAATCTGTGCCTGGCTTACCGATCTGGCGGCAGTTCTCGTTTCTGACGAGGATGATGCCACCGCCTTCAGCGCCCGGGTTGATGCTGCCCCATCATTGGACGCGGACGGTTTTGCCGAGGAGTGTCTGTCGCTGATGCGCGTCATTGGCGAAAATGTCTCGTCGCCCACTGAATTCGACAGCCTGAAGGCTGGTGTATTCTCCAGTGCAGACACGCGGGACGCCGGGAGCATTCTGCTTGCGGCGGGTCTGGCGATTGCAGGCGCGCGGGTGTCGTGGATTTCTCGACCTCAGGCCCGCGCTGGCAGGGAGCGCGTCTCTACTGCTGGCGATACGGCGCTATCTGTCGTGTCGACGATCGGCGCAGATGCGGCCGATCTCTATGGATGGCTCTCCAACCTGGTGCAGATTTCCGTGCGCCTGATTTCGGACATTGCTGCAGACCTCGTGCCCGTCGTCTGGATTGAGACCGGCATCTCGATGCCTTCGACGGTGCTTGCTTACAAACTCTACGGCGACGCTCGCGCGCCGGCGGCCTCGTCGATATCGCCGGATCGTCCACCCCGATGCTGATGCCTGTTGGTTTCGACGCCCTGGAAGGCTGACATGTTCGAAACGATCACGATCGCAGGTTTCCCTTCGGTCAAGACCATCACGATCGACGTCTCCGCGGAAGAGGCGGCGCGTTCCGCTAATCTCGACCTGGTAATCAGCGGGCCTGGCTTGCCCATCACCGTCGGTCAGGAAGCTGCGGTCGATGCCACCGGAACGCGGATACTGACGGGGTATGTCCGCGACATCGCAACCGGTTACGAGGCTGATGATCGGAGCCTCGGTTGCAGCCTCGTGTCGAGGACTGTCGATTTCATCGAGTGTTCGGCCGAGCATCCGACAGGTGAGATCTTCGACGAGGATATCGTGGCGATCGCCAAGGAACTGGATAGCCTGGGTATCGGCATCAAATCAGACGGGGCGCGCTTTCCGAAAGAGCCGCGCCACAAGCTCGGGCTCGGCGAAAGTGCTTTCAGCTCGATCGAGCGCCGGGCTCGTGGCCGGGGTGCGCTGATCCACGATACGCCGAAGGGCCAGATCATGATTGCCAGCAAGCCTGGCGGCATACACACGGGAACCCTGAAGCGCGGCGTCAATATCCTGCCGGGGGCCACTGCGAACTTCACGGAAGCGAACCGCTACAGTCACACCAAGGTGCGTGGACAGGCGACTGTTGGCACCGGAAAGCAGCAGCTTCGGCCGCAGACTTCGGTTCACGACAAGGGTGTAAAGCGCCACCGACCTCTCATTCTGGCGCATGAGGGTGAGACCACGATCGACCGCATGAAGAAGCGGGCCGCATGGTCGGCACGGCGTGCGGCCGGAAACAGCGTAACAGCGAACCTTCCCGTCACTGGATGGCGCGATGAGGCCGGAATGATCTGGCAGCCGAACTGGCTTGTTCATGTCGAGGATGACTGGCTGGGGATCGAGGGTTTGATGATCATCAAAAGCATCAGCTTTTCGCAGGCGGACATGACCGTGGCGACGCTTTCTCTTGCTGATCCCCGAGCTTTGGGTGGCGACAACCCACGCGGCAAAAATGCCAGCAACTATGCGGCGCCCGGTCTCGTTGATGCGGAGTATGGTGAGGAATGATCCGGCTCGATTTTGATGGCCGCGTCGAGGAGAAGGATGGTCAGCAATTCGTCTCTGGCCGCGGCGCCTATGGCGATGGCTGGACGCGGATCTATCGTCCGGAGCCTCACGGTTTTGCTTCCAGCCCGATAGCCGGCGGCAAGGGTTTCGTTCTCCCCAAGCCCGGAACTCCCGACTTCGCGTTGGCGATCGGAGGCGAGCATCCGGCCAAGCGACCGGTTTTGCCGCTTGGTGGGTCCGCTATCTATGACGCATTCGGCAATATCCAGAAGTTCGTCTCGGAAGGGATCATTGTCGATGTTGCCGGGCGGACGATCACGACGACGGCCGGTGGCTGGGTACTCAACGGGCCGGCGACCATCAACGGCGATCTGCAGGTGAACGGCAATATTACCGCCTCAGGCGTGATCACCGACAGCGACGGCAATAACGGGGCCTGATCCCGCTTTACGAAAACGAGGATATCCGTGGTTCGCATCATTCCTAAGGATGATAGCGCTGAGCCCTATCGCGCGCCGGATCTCGGCTGGGATGGGGTCGTCGGCGATCTCCTCTTGAATTCGCCTGACCACCCTACCGCACCGGGCGATTTTCGCGCCGAGCAGGGATTGGCGACGCAGGTTCTCATTCACCTCATGACCGATCGTCGTGTCGAGGAAAGCGAGCTGCGTGACGGCGAAGAAAACCGGGGCTGGTTCGGCGACAGCTTTGACCAGATGGAAGGCGAGGGGCCGCTCGGCTCACGCTGGTGGTTGCTGCGCAAGCGCTCGCTTTATGAGGGGATCGAGATCGATGCCCAGGATTATGCGATCGAGGCTCTCCAGCCCTTGATCGATCAGGGCGCCGTGTCCCGCATCGAGGCAGTGGCGACAGCCGACCGGCAGGCCAATCGGCTTGATTGCGTCGTCAATCTTTACGGTCGCGACGGCGCTCGCGTCTACCAGCGCAAATTCGAAAATTTATGGAGACAGATCGATGGCGTGGACAGTCCGCTCGCTGGATGAGCTTTCGTCGCGGGCGCGCGGTTACTTCCGCCAATATACGCCTGGCACCGATACCAGCTTGAAGAATAATTTCGTCACCGTGGTGGCGAAGGTGCTTGCCGGTCTTGGGCATGAAGTTGAATTGCGCCTTGCCTATCTGGCCCGGCAGCTGTTCGGCAGAACGGCCAACCTTCCGATGCTGAAACTGCATGCCGGCGATGTGAACATTTTCCAGAAGCAGCCTGCATCGTCGTCTGGTGTGATTGTCGGAACCGGTGAGCCTAACCGGGTCTATCCGGCCGGTATCCGTTTCGGATCGGGGTCACAGATCTATATCTCGACGAGGCCTGCGCAGACCACGCCTCTCGGGGATGTCAGTTTCGAGGTGGTGTCTGAGGGGAAAGGTGCGGCGACCAACCGCGATGCCGGCGGCGCGGTGTCGTTGTCCGATCCAGGCCTCTACCCGACATTGGGGGTTGATCTTGTCGTCGGTGCCGCGGGCTTAGGTGGCGGCGCCGATATCGAGGATGTCGAAGCGTTCCGCGCCCGATACCTGTTCAGAAAAGCAAACCCGCCAGGCGCCGGCAAACTGACGGACTACGAGCAGGCCGTCCTCGATGTGCCGGGAGTCCTGAAGGCGTGGGCATATCGAGATGTCATCACGCCTTCATTCATCGTCGTATTTTTTCTGTTCAAGGACCGGCCGGATAACATCCCAACCTCGGGCGACGTAGTGGCTATTCAGGCCGCCGTCGATGCCAGGAGAATGATCCGTGTCAACGATAGTGTGGCGGAAGCGCCGACCGCGCAGGCTCTGAACCCTATCATCGCCAACCTTACGAATGATACGCAGGGCGTGCGCGAGTTGATCGAGGCAGCATTGACCAAGATGCTGTTCGACAAGGCGCGGCCTGGTGTTGCGGCTGACGTCTTCGTGCTCTCGCGCAGCTGGATAACCGAAGCGATCTCCGGTGTTGCAGGTGAGGCAAGCCACGTTCTGAACTGGCCAATCGAAGACATCGCCTACACAGACGGACGGTATCCGGTCCTGGGAACCGTGGACTATGTCTAAATCATCTTATGCGCATACGCTGACGAACAGCTTCACGCCACGATCCCAGGCGGCGTTCACTCTTCCTGCGGATGTTCTTTCGCAGCCGTCCAGCGACGATCTGATCTCGGCGGGGCTATCGTTCTGGCCCACGGGGCCAGCATGGGGAAGCCCTGACGCCGAGGCGGTCTCGCTGGATGGACTATTGGGCCGCTTCACGCGTGTGCTCCTCGCGCCATTCGCCTTTGCCTATGCCCGCGCATGGCAGCTCGTTGGAGAGTCCAGCGCTCAAACTGTGAATGAGACGCTCGACGAATGGGAGGCTGACTACGGCCTGCCGGAAACATGCTTTACCGGCGAGCAGTCAACGGTTCAGCGCCTGACCGCGCTTCGCCGCAAGGTCTCGGCAGAGCCCCTTAACCACCCGGAAGATTTTGTCCGGATCGCCTACGAGTTCGGTTTTGTCGTCGAGATCGAGGAGCCTTGTATCTTCGAGTGCGGCTTTTCGGAATGTGGCGGTTACCACGAGACGGGCGCTGCGGCAGAAGAAGCCTATGTCATCGTCCGCGTGCGGAATACATCGGAAACGTATTTCGAGGTTGGTTTGTCCGAAAGCGGTCTGGATCCTCTCTTCTCGCTCGGCGAGGCCGAACAAATCCTGTGCTTCTTCCGGCGCGAAATGCCGGCATGGACGATCCCCTTCCTTTCCCCATGGATCTACCTCGACAATCTGGTGACCGAAGACGGCACGCCGATCGTCGATGAATACGGCAACGAGCTGCTGATCACCGTCACACCTTAGAAATCGAGGCATCAATGGAATACAATCCTCCCTTCGGCAGCGCTGATCCCAATGGCACTTACGTCGATCGCAGTACGCCTGGCGCAACTGCCGGATCTCGGGTACCCGCGAGGGCGATCGAGCACCCGCAACGTGAGATTATGGCTGTCATCGCGGCGGGTGGCTTGACGCCTTCCCCCGGCGACCTGACACAGCTTCTGCAAGCAATTCAGCAGCTAATCTCGGCCGCGACAGGCGGTGGAGACACGAGCAACTTTGTATTGATGCCGCAGGCGCGCGCTAGGCTGCCAGTCTATCCTGAGGTTCTTCGGGCGGACGGGATGATCCCTATCGTATCGCCCTCTACCGGACAGGTCCGCGTGCCGGCCGGGGTCGATTTCCTCCATCGCGGGATCTTCACGGTTACTACTGTGCAGACTGACTTCGCGACAGCGGCGAGCAAAACCTATCATTTGCGTTGGTCGCCCGCAGGCGGCTTCGTGCTCAAGGACCTCTCAGATGTCGCCTACAATTCCGGCTCGGCTCCTGAAGCTTCTCCTGTGTTCGATAGCAGCTACGACGATATGCTTGTCGCAAGAGTGGTGACAAGCGTGTCGAATGTTGCCACGATCACCAATCTGGCAAACCTTGACAAGGCTTCTAAAGTGGTTGGCCGATCTTCGGCCTTGTTGCTTGGCAGCGCCGGCGGTGGGGCTCTTTCGAACACCGAAGCACACATCTATAATTTCGGTCGTAAGCCCGCGAACTCGCTTCAATATGTCGACGAAAACGTGACCGGCGCATCGACCGATAGCCAAGAAACTCTCTTCAACTATCAGTCCCAGGACCGATATGGGGTCGTTGTCACGAGCTCGATGCTGACCGGCGGCAACCAATATTGGGCGCCGCGCTATAGCATTCTTGCGCAGCTCGCAGGCAGGAGCTTGTAAGTTATGGGAATTACCATAGAGGATCTAGATCCATCAGCAGGTGCAGCGCGGAACTACTTCGTTCCTGCCATGCTCTCGGGTCAAACGGTTAGACTTACGGTGGGGCAGATCTTAGATCTGCTGATCGGGAGTGCTCCCGGCACCCTCGACACCCTCCAGGAACTCGCCGACGCTATCAATGATGACGCCAGCTTCGCCGCGACAGTCACTGCCGCACTGGCGCAGAAGCTTGCTCTCACCGGTGGGACTCTCACGGGCCTTTTGAAACTGGCCGCCTCCACGACTTCTCTTTCTCCGCTCAATATTCCGAGTGGTGCAACCCCGTCAGCCCCCGTAGATGGGGCTATATGGCGAAACGATACGACAGGCGGGCTTATGTTCCGGAAGTCGAGCGTCACTCGCCAGATCGTAGACGATCAGAATATCTCGGCCCGGCTGGCGACGGCTCTGTTGCAGGACCAGAAGGCATCGGGAACGAACGGTGGGGCGAGTGTTGCAGGTTGGCAGACCCGCGCTCTCAATACCGAAGTTTACGATCCTGACAATCTCGTGACGCTGTCCAGTAACCAGTTTACGCCAGCCGCCGATTGTGAGTGCCAGTGGAGCGCGCCGGTCTTCAATGTGAATCAGGCGAGCAGTCGCATCTGGAACGTCACAGACAACATTTTGGTCCAAGTCGGAGAGACTGTTTGGGCTAGCGCTGGTGGCTCAACGAATACTCCCAGTACGCGGTCGAACGGTTTTTGCCGGTTGGCAGCTGGCAAGACCTACCGCTTGGAAAGCTATGCGGCCTCCGTTCAGGCAGGGAATGGTCTCGGCGTCACGGCAAATTCCGGCAGCATCGATATTTATAGCTGGGTACAACTGAGGAGGCTTTAGTGGCTAAGTGGGCACTCATCATCAACGAGGCAGTCGATACGGTTTCTTTCGAAGACCAGTCGGGACAAGAAGGTTGGATAAAAGTCCCTGACTCCGTTCTTGCCGGGTTCGAAAAAGAAGGAGAACAGTGGCGTCCCCCTGAGGCGGCGCCTGATCCTGGCCCAGAAAGTGTAACCGCTCGCCAGTTCAAGCTTCAGTTGTTAGCGCTCGGAATTCTGGATGAAGTGGATGCATGGGTTTCGCTGCAAGGCCGGGAAATCCAGATAGCCTATGAATATTCCGGAATGTTCGTTCGTTCTGAGCCTATGATGTATCAGGGATTCCAGGCCTTGGACTTCACCGATCATCAGATCGATGATTTTTTTCTGGCGGCATCGAAACGATGAACAGTCCGCTAGCTGCGAGAGCGTCTAGCGCAGTAGCCAATCGATGGCATTCGGAAGGTCGATGCGCTCCGCCAGTTCGAGCTTGGTCTCTTGCGTCAAGTTTCTGCGAATGTGGATGCTATCGCGGTAGATCATCTCGCCGTTGATTTCCACGAGGCATCTTCCGCTGGCGCAAAACCCTTTTTCAACTGAAACCGCCCTGACTTTGCCTGGGTGTTCTTTGGCAATCGAATTGAAGATTGAGTCAACGGCTCGTCCATATTTCTCAAGGGTATCTTCGAAAGCAGGCTGTGGGTCGGGGCACGCGCGTCTCACACGGTTGAATGTCTGCGCGATCCTGCATTCAACAAAGGAAATATCGTTCCGAGGAAACTGACCGATAATCACAACCTTCTTTGGTAAGCCCGATATTGCCTCCTCAAGCCCAATCTGCAGACGAGAAAAGCCTGTCGCGTCGTCGGGCCCACCGGCTAGGCCTGGTAGTAGCGGCACCCAGCTGCCGGCAAAGATGACGCCTCGAACCGCCTTGTCGCGGTGAGCAATATCGAAAACCGCCTGTCGTCGATGAGAGCATTCTTTGGCGTAGTCGGGCATGTCGTTTCGGAAACGGAAAATGCTTCCTCCCAAGGCGGCCGGACAGTTATTAACCAGCAACACAGACGTGCCCTTTGGGAGTACAGATTCAACCAAAGGCGCCATATGATCAGCGTGACTATCCCCCCACAGGATTAGCTTATTGGGTGCCAGCTCCCATTTCTCTCCGAACACGCATAGCTTTTCTTTAATGCCAGCGACTTCGATGAGTTGTGGGCAGCGCCATTCCCACATTTCGGACAGGCTGATGACTGATCTAGCTTCGTCGCTGGCTGTGCCAATGAGACCACCCCGAGCTGTGACAAGGCTCGCGGACAAGCTGGTGACGACCATCGCTGTCCCCCCCAAAAGCAATGCGGGGATTTTGAATTGCTTTGCGTTGCGGATCGGGGTTTCGACGATCCTCCACGAGACAGCGGCGCATACGAGGGTCAAGACAAAGAGCGCCAATGCTTCATACCATCTGGGTTCTTCGCCGTTGGCGTAATGGCGAAAGAGAACAAGAACCGGCCAATGCCATAGGTAAAGGGAGTATGAGATTTTGCCTATCCAAACTATCGGGCGAAAGGAAAGAACCGCCGTGAGGGCGTCGATCTCCTTAGGTAGAATGATTAGTGCTGTTCCAAGAACGGCAGGTAGCGCGTAAACGCCAGGAAAAGCCAAATCCGTAGAAATGAGGAAAAGGCTAGCAATCACCAGGGCGACGCCCACAGCGCTCGCAAGCTTTCCCGTGGTGGACGATCTGGTCTTCGGAATGAACGCGATCAGAGCGCCTGACAGCAGCTCCCATGCCCTGGCCCCCGGCAAGTAGAAGGCGGCCTTTGGATTTGTGCCAAGCTGGTACTCGCTCAGAACTATGCTCATGAGAGCCGCTGCGCCAACCATCCAGAGCACTGTTCTCGATGTAGGCTTGAACAAGGATATAGCCAAAAGCGAGACTGGCCATAGCAGGTAGAACTGCTCCTCGACGCCGAGACTCCAAAGGTGCAAGAGGGGTTGAAGCTCCGCTTCTCGGTCGAAGTATCCGGTGTTCGCATAGAAGTAGAAGTTTCCAAATCCCAACGCAGAGTACTTGGCGCTGGCGGCCAATGAACTCATGTCTCCAGGGGTCAGCACAAAGCTGGCAGCTATCATTGCTGAGGTGATGGTGATGAGTAGCGCCGGCAGGATCCTCCTGATCCGCCCCGAGTAGAATTCAACGAGCGAAAACTCGCCTTTTTGGGTGGCAGCCCAGATGTTGCTTGTGATCAAAAATCCCGAAATGACGAAGAAGATATCTACACCGGTGAACCCTCCCGGGAGCCAGGTTGCGCCATAGTGGTAGGCGATCACAGCCATGACGGCGACCGACCTCATGCCGTCGATATGCGGTTTGTAGATCTTCGGGGGCATCTTCATCCAAACATGAAAAACAGGATTTTGGCTAGTAACACCCGCTGATTATTTAGCCAATAACACCATCCCGATTATCCGAAAATTCAACAATCGAAAGGTGTAACCCTATGGGGCAAACCGCTCTGCATCTTATTGCTCACTCTGCTGTTCCAACCCTTGGGACCGTTCCGGTGAATGACGCGAATGGAAACCCTAACTGGCTGAAGCCGGGTGACGCCTTGTCGGCCAGCTCGGAGAGGTTCTATCTTTCAGCCGACCCCAGTCTTCGCATCAAGGAAGCGAAGTGGCTATTAGTCTGGAATCCGAATTGCGGGAATGTCTACAATGCCGTGAGGTTGGTGAAGGCCGACAACGGGCCGCAGAACGAAGCCTCTATCGCGTCGATCAGCGCCGTCAATAAATCATCGCCTATTACAGGTGAAGTTGATGTTACCGCGGCCTTGAATGCCATCCTTGATGAGCTTCAGTCGGGGTCTGTTCCACAGCCATACAAACAGATCATTATGGAGACACGAGGCTCTACGGTCAGCAAGATCTACAAGTCTGTCATCTATATCGTCTGGGATGTCACTCCCGTCTTGTAGCCTGTGCCATTTTTAGGTGACGCTCTCCGGCTTTAACCCGGACTCAACTCCTCCCCAATCTGGACTTTTCCCATGTTCGTCAGCAACTGGCGCGCAGTGCTCAAGCGCGCTTGGTCGGTGCGCCTTAAGGGTCGCAACGCACGGTCAACATTTCTTTTAAAGGGAGATATCACGATGAACCGACAGCAAGTCTTTGCTGGCCGTTCGATCCTGGATTCGCAGCAATTGGCTTCACCCTTGAAGATGTGGATGTTTTCTTTCTGGCTGCATCAAAACTATGACGTTGCCTGCCTCACTGACCGCCTTGAGGCCATCGAAGATCGCCTGGCTGCTGTCGAAGCCATCCTTTGCCAGACGTCGTCGTTATGATCCGTGCCGAGCATACCAGCACTCCGACGAGCAGCAGACAGCCTATGATGTTCGAAACGAGGTATATGACGCTTCTCAAGCTTTCGAGGCCCTGAAGGTATTCGTCCGTGTAGTATGGCTCGTCATCGGACTTGTCGACGACCTTCTCCGCAACGATCCCGGCAAGTTTCGGCATGACGCTCTGGAGGTACACCTTCCTTATCTTGTCTGCTGGCAGATCGGCAAGATAGGGTCCGACGCCATAATCTGGATCGGTGTAATAGACAGCGCCATCGATAGTCACCTTGGTGATGACGTGACCGTTGATGCCCAGTGTGATGGCATCCATGCCGTTAAGTCTCAAGACGTGCGTCACTGCCGCGGCCCTTTCGCTGCAGAAGCCGCACTTGAGGCGGTTGAAGCCAAATAAGCCCTGGTCAAACTGAGGATCGTACCCAAGCGCTGTTCCTGCCCAAGACACAGCTTCCTCGACCATAGAAAGAGAATTGTCCGTCGGTAGGCAATGGTAGGTGGCGCTGTAAATTTTTTCGGTCACGCGGGAGACGTAAACCAATGGCGTTTCCAGTTCACCCTTTTTGAACTCTGCCATGGGGATCTCGGCCAGAGAACGACCGTCGATATGGTCGAAGCCGGGAAGCAGCATTCCAACGCCGTTGGGCTGCGTTTCATGGGTGAAATGCTCGATGGCGATGAAGAAGAAAATAATGGCCGCGATGTAGGCCAACGTCCTTAAGAGATGCTGATTTTTCATATCTAGCACGAGACCGTTGAAACTGGTCGGCATGTACATAAGGCAGCGGTCCATATCCTCCACCCCGGAAGCGGGCCTTTTCCGGCCACGCCCTTGACCAATCCGGCCTGAAGCGCCGGTCACTCATCAACATCGGAGACATCCCATGGAGCGATCGCGGTTCTTCGCAACCGTGCGAACCTTTATGTTCGGCTGCTCGCTTAATTCGATCCCGGCAAGGGTAGGGCGGGATGGTTGAGATCCGGTCGTTTTCCTCGTGGGTCCGCCCACCGGATCTCATGCGTCGCATGGGTTTGGGGTGTACGACGCGCTCGGACCCGATCACCGAATGGAAACGTGGTCCAGCTCCTCCGGCGCGG